CGATGAACATGGCGTCGGAGAGGCAAATATACCGGAGCACGTCGATTGGATCTTTGGTCGGCGCCTTCTTGCCGTCAGCTCCGGTATAGGTCTGCAGCGCATAGATCGTGTTCTTGCAGTTTTCGCTAATGTAGAGCCGTGGCTGGTTGCGGGCGTCCACCGGCTGCTCGGGGTTGTATGACAGGGCATCGTTGATCATACCAACGCCCTCATCGATGCTGTCGCCCGGCGTGGCGGTGAAGAACATGTCGAGGGACGCCATTTCGTCGATGAGTGTGGTCGGTGCTTCCTTGCCAAGCGTCTTGGAATGGCCATAGCGGCTGTCCATCCACCGCTCAAAGATGGGCTCGCCGTCTTCAACGCGCAGGATCTCGTCCTTGTAGCGCTCCAAGCCAAAGCCGAAGTCCTGCATGGCGGGACCGGGGCGGCCGTCCATACGCTTGCCGTCTGGCAGAGCCCACTCACCGGCGTAGCCGACGCCTTCGATGTATTCGGTCTGACTTGGCCATTCGCGGTAGACGATGGTGCGGCCCGCGGCGTCAAAGACGGTCCAAAGCATGAACCAATTCTTGCCGGACGCCGGATCGACCCAGTGGTAGCGGGTGCCAGCCGGGACATCAGCGTACCGAATGACGTGCACCTTGGGATTAAACAGCGGGAAGCGGCCGGCGATGGCTTTGGTTGGCACACCGTACGCGCGCGTGAGGATTTTCTCCCGGGTCTCGCTCTGAAGCTCGCGCTTCATGCGGGACCATCCGGCCCAGGGATTTGACTGCGTGTGAAAGTAGAGGACCGGGCGACCCTTGGGGTTGATCTGCTCAATGGGCACTTGCTCATGACCGATGACCTTGCCGTCTGCGTCTTTTCGCGGGAGAAGCTCGGCGTCGATCTCTTGGACGTTCTTGGAGCCGTTCAAGTAGTCGGCGACCGTGGGCGACCAGCCCTGCACCGGCGTAAAGGTCACGGCGAGCTTGCCGTTGCGGTCAACGAGGCGGAACCGGAGGGTTTCCAAGACATCAAGCGGCACCAACTCATCGCACCAGCACGCATCGATCTCGCCGCCCTCAATCGTGGACGGATCTTGGGCGTAATTGCGGAAGATGCAGACCGCTTGGTTGGGCGCAACGAACTTGGCCTCGGTGAAGCCGCCCTTGACGCTGTAGGTGATGTTGGTGACCTGTCCCTTGCGGGCGTTACGCCACTCCGGCGGCATGTACTTCCAGATTCTGGGCTGCTGCAACTCAATAGAGTTGGGCGCGGTGGTCTGAAAGCACCAGACGACGGCTCCGGGCTTGGAATACATGGTCTTAATGACCTCCTTCGCGGCCCATTCGGTCTTGCCCGACCTGTTTCCGCCCATGACAAGCAACTCGCGGTGTTTTTCCAGCAATTCGGACGCGCGGCGCCACACCGGGGGGATGAAACCGTGGCGGAAGGGATCATTGGCCTCGCGTGCGATCAATTCCTCGCGCTTTTTGAGGTATGCCCAGCCCTCCTCGGCCCCTAATGAAGCGAGATAGTCATAATCAACCTGCATCACCGGATGCGGGGTCGGCTGAAAGCGCGACTGATGTGCGTTTTGTTCCATTCCTCTGCGTTGTCTCCGCAACGCTCCTTTCCCCTGAGCTAATATTAGGACGCCGAGCCGGTGCCCTGCGCCGGGCCAGCTCCCCCGAGCTGTTGTTTAGCCGTCTCGGCGTCCTAAATCTGCCTCCCAACGATGTCCATCGTCGGGTTTTCTAAAACTGTCACTTGATCCGACCGGAAGTGCCGGATCTTGCCGCCGTCCTCGAGGACAACGGCGAAAATGTCGTTCGACAGCGGCCCGCCGGACTCAACGTAGAGCAGGCTGCCGTAGCCGACCGGCGTCTCCACCGGGACGATGCGCTGAAATTCATGGATCATCTAAAGCATGACGGCGCGGAGGTTGGCTGCAGGCCCCTCCGCTCGCTCACACCACTTGCTCTCGGCCGCCACACCACATAACAGGCCGCTGCAGAGCGTTTGATGCCGTCAGATAAAGTCATCGGCGCGCCTTCTTCGCTGCCATCTCAGCACACAGAGCGTCGGCCTTTTTCTTCGCCGACTTGGCGACCATCGTCGCGCGCAGACCCTTGAGACGCATGATCTCGTTGTCGATTGCCTCAATCTCGGGCGTCATAGTTTTATATTTTTCCATAAAGTCAGGGTTGAACGGTCACATGCCACAAGCCGATTTGGGCTAGGGCATAGCCGAGCCAGATAAGGCCGTTCCATGCGTTGTGCTGGATGAGGGCTTGGTCTACGGCGACGGCGAAATACATGAGGCCAACGAGGGCGATGAGGACGGCGCTGGTCATTTGTCCCATCCTTCCCGCAGGTGCCCAAAGTCCCGGCATTCGGTAACCTCGATGCCCCCAGTGCCGCACACGCCGCACCGTCCGATGTGGTAGGTCGCCGCGGCGTTGCCCTCGGGGCGCTTGCCGTGCAAACGGCCGCACTGGTTGCATATCCATTCGGGATACTGTTTAGGTTTAGTCATAAAAATTCCGTCCCAGTTGCGGCGAAAGAGCGTCCCATTTACCGCGCGCGGGGTGTCGCCCTTGCCGGCGCTCATTGCTCTTCGTCCTCCTTGCCGCACTTAATGGCCCATACGAACATGAATCCGTAGGCGGCTAGGGCACCGATGAGCATGCCGGCGGCGAGGCCGATGAGGATGAAGCCGGCGGCGGTCATTCGTGGACGCGCCTCCATTTATCTTTCCACATCGACCTCGCCATCGTGGCGGACTTCTCGGCGACTGCTTCTTCGCTCATGTCCGGGCAGACATGGTGCATCAGCTCATGCAGAACCGTGTCCAACTCGTCCGCGCCGGATTGGCGGGGATCGATGTAGACCTTGCCGTCGCCCATGGTCATCCCGTCCGCTTTTTCACGGCCGAGCTTCTTGCGGACGATGGATATGGTTCTGCGTGGGGGCATTAGGCAGCTTTCTTGAGTCGAAGATTTGCGTAGTGCAGGAACAGGCGCGCCTTGAACACTTCCCAGTACGGCTCGGCGCTGAACATCCAGGCGACCTCGAAGTCATCTGGGCTCTCCTTGCCGATGCGCACGATGCCGCGGCGTTGGATCTTCATGTCCGGCCGGTTCTCGTTCCACAGCTGCTCGTAGCCGGCGAGCTGCACCTTGTGGGCGCCCACGATGGCTTTTGATGTCTTCCAGTCAAGGAGGACGATCTTGCCGTTGCGGTCGCGGCTCGGGGCATCGATGGTGCCGCCGAAGAGGTAATCCTCGGAGACCAGCTGGACCTCGGGCTCAATGACCGTGAAGCCCTCTTCGTCCCACCAGCGGCGGAAGTTGTTGTAGGCGATGGTCGCCTTCTCAATGTCCGCGGAGGAGAACTCGGCGAGGTCGGGCTCATGATTGTGCAAAAAGCATTCGATCATGAAGTGGGCAACCGTCCCGATGTCGGCCGCTTTGTCGCGGACCTTCCGGTAGTCAAGACCCTCCATGCCGAGCTTCCATGCCCAGTGAATCAAGCCACTGGTGTCCTCGCCGATCTTGGCGATGGTTGAGGCGCCGGGAACGTCAGTGCCGTCCTTGAGCGGATACTTCTGGTGTGCCCGGGTCTTTTCGAGGCGGACGATTTTTTGCCCGGCTGCATTGAAGCGGTCGGGCTCGGCGGGTTTGACCGCCCGAGCCTTGCGCGTGGTTGCCCTGCGTGGTGCTTTGGCAGGCATGCCGGTTACCAGCTGATCTCTTGGTCGTCGGTGCCGGTCTTGGCTGCGGGGGCTTTGGCCTCGCTCACGTCGAAGCCGTAGGCCGAGGCGCTGCCGCCGTCGCCCCAAGTGACGAGGTCGAGTACTTGGATGGCTTTGGGTTGGAGCGTAATGCCGGCGCCCAGGGTCGCGCTGTACCAGAAGTATGGCACCACAGCGACCTTGAGCTTACTGCCGCCGCCGACATTGGCCTCAATGGGCTGGCCGTCCGCCCCAAAGAGTTTCGGTTGGCGGCTGTATTCTTCGCCGGCCTTGCTTTTGCCCATGGCTTTGACCTTGAGCTTGAATTGCGTCATGCCGTCGTTTTCCTCCCACGGAAAATCGTACATTTTCAATTTGTCCTTCTTCAACTCGCGCTTCTTTTCTTCAAGGAACTCACTGAACATGCCTTCGATGGCGGCGATGAACTTGGCAGCGTCGTCGTTGGACATCTCCAAGTTGACTTTGTACACGCCGTGCGGAGCCTCCGTTGTGGCGTATTTGCGGTCAGGGGCGTTGAGGTGGGGATAGCGAGCGATGCCCGCGGGTGTCGTGATGGTTTTGTTTGCCATGTTAGTTTGTGGTTGGGTTTTGGTTTTGTGTTGGTACTAGAAAATCGGAGCGGCGAAGGATCGTGAGGAAGTCGGCCGCGCGGAGGGTGATCAGCCAGTCTTCTCCGGTGCGTTTGTGGGCGACGACCGGGAACAACTTGTCCTTGGCATCGCGGATTGCCTGGGCGATCCAGTCTTTGACCTTGGTGACTTGGCAGAATTTGACCTCCCAATGCACGTCAGGGAGACAGGGGCAGACGACATCGGGGGAGTCGCCGAGGCCGCTGAACTGCTGGCCGCGCCGGATACCGGAGTCACCGAATGCTTCGCGCAGTTGGTCGCGCCACATGCGTTCGCCGCGGGCGCCTTTGGCTCGGGAGTTCATTTGTAGAAGGCCTCCTGCACTTGCCGGGATGGTGCGTAGACGGTGTCGCCGCCGTCCGCGGTGCGGCCCCCGAGGGCGGCGTCTTGAAAGCGGGTGAGGCGCGGGCGCCAGATGAGGTTGACCTTGCCGGTGGCGCCAGCGCGGTGCTTTGCGATGTGCAGCTCGGCGTCTTGGGGATCGGGCTCGGTTTCTTGATCCGCTGCGTAGTATGCGGGGCGGTGCAACAAAAGCACTAGGTCGGCGTCCTGCTCAATGCTACCGCTCTCGCGGAGGTCGGACATCTTGGGCCGGTTGTCGCTTCGGTCTTCGCTCTTGCGGTTGACTTGGGCAGCGGCGATGACCGGAACGCCGAGTTCCATGCTCATGGCTTTGAGTCCGCGGGAGACAAATCCGACTTCGTTTTCGCGGGACTGGGCTCCGACATGCGAGACGAGCTGCAGGTAGTCAACGAAGATGGCTTTGACGCCCCAGCGGCGGACGGCCAAGCGGGCGCGGCCACGGATGTCGAGCATGGTTAAGCCTCCGCGGTCATCCACATATAAGGGCTCACTAGCGAACTGGTCGGCGGCCTCGGTGATGCGCAACTTGCTGGCGTGGTCGAGGAAGCCGTTTCGGATGACTTCGATGTTGGTCTCCGCGCGCCCGAGGACAACGCGGCAGCCCAACTCGTTAGCGGGCATTTCGAGGCTGAAGTAGAGAGCAGGGACGCCGCGGCGCACCATGTTCTCGCACATGTTCAGCATGAAGGCGGATTTGCCCATCGCGGGACGGCCAGCGATGATGGTGAGCTGCCCTGGGCGCAGGCCGCCGGTCATGTAGTCAAAGGCTTTGAAGCCGGTCTCAACGCCGAGTTTTTGCCCCGGGGTCATAAGTTTTTCCAACTCGTCGAGCAAACCGGGCACAATGGCAGACGCAGGACGCATGCTGTCGGTGCTCTGGCCAAGGCTAAGGGACAAGACTGACTCTCCGGCGTCTTGGAGCACGTTGTCGGCGGGTTGCGAGAGGTCGCTGGCGGCGGACTGCAGACGCCCGGCCGCGTTGAGGATTGCGCGGCGTGCGTGGAGGTCGCGCAATGTTTGCACATGGTACTCCACTGCGGCGGGACCACCGGCGGTGTGCGAGAC